TGAAGAAGCAAAAGCGTTAGTGGCTGATGCTAGAAAAAATGGTGTTTATGTAGGAATGAAACTTATAGAAGCTTTAGGTAAATGAAATTAGAACAAAGTTCAATAAATGGAATTAAGTTTTACCATCGACCTAATTTTTCAGATTTAAAAACTTTTCAAGAAGTTCTTTTAAAAAAGGATTATTTGAAACGTGGTATGAAAATTATTAAAGATGAGAGTTGGATGGATTGCGGTGGAAATGTTGGTGCGTTTACGTTGCTTGCTTGTAAAGCAGGTGCAACTGTAACCGTTTTTGAACCTGATCCTTATAACTGCGAAATGATAGAGAAAAATTTAAAGTTAAATAATTTTTCATCTCAAGCAGAAATAAAACAAGTTGCCTTAGTACATGATGAAAGAAAAGAAACAAGTTTATTTATAGGGACAAGAGGAAACGTCTGGAGAAATTCGATTGTAAAAAGCAAATGGAAATCTAAATGGGAGCAAATTTGGAACGATAGGGGAAATGGGAAAGCATTAAAAGTTCCTTGTATTAATTTCGATCAAGCCTCTGAAAATTTTGATTATTGCAAAATGGATATAGAAGGTGCTGAAATGTCTATTCTTGAAAATACAAAAAAAGTTTTTAAAAAATTAGTTTATGAATGGTCTTTTGATGTGGATCCAAATACTCCACGATTATGGGATTTAGCCGATAAACAAAAAGAAGTCTATAGAGTTGAAACCAGTTGGAGTTCTATGAAGTACAGGACAGAACATGTTATATGGCAAGAATCATGGTTCCCTGCTTGTTGTTTAGTTTTCTGTTTTAAAAAATGACTTTAAATTCTCTCACTCTCACACCAATCAAAAGAACTTTATCTATCGGGGATGAAGTTGGAAACATTGAACCAAATGTTTCAGACGATTGTATTCTTGTTGATCCCGATGGTTCTCATGTCGGATTGTTTATTAAAAAGCTACCAGCAGATCTCCAGAACCTTGTTAACATCGCTGACACCGAGATTCTGACTAAACGTGTACCTAAGTCAGAAATGAGACGCTCAAGTGGTCTTCACAACGAAGAAGGAGAAGTAAAACAATATTCAACAATTTTGGGATCTTGTCCACCTAAACCACATATGAGAAGACCCTATGCAACTCGTTCATCTGTTCATGCTGTAAAAAGTGCTGAGACCTTTGCAAAAGCTATGAATGCAGCAGGTCAAAAAGCTTTTCAATTGGTTGAAAAATATATTCCTTCTGTTGCTGATTTTCATAAAGAACGAATTGAAGAAAGAGTTCCTAAAAAATGGAGATTTGCAAAATACTTCACTTCAACTATTTCTAATTGCAATATCTCAGCACCAGTTCATCAAGACCATGCAAACGTAAAAGGAGGTGTGAACATTATCATTACCAAAAGAAGGAATAGCAAAGGAGGAAATTTACATGTCCCTGATTATGGAGCTACCTTTGAACAAACAGATAATTCAATGCTTGTTTATCCTGCTTGGCGAAATATGCATGGAGTAACTCCAATTATTCCTACTTACCAAAAAGGTTATAGAAATAGTCACGTTTGGTATGTCTTAGATTCTTTTGCAAATTTAGATTAATTATGGATGTTGAGATAGAAAAAAAAGAACGAACTAAACGCTGTACGGCTGCTGAGAAAGCCTTTCGTGTTCAGCGTTTTTCTAGGATGATTGCGAATGGAGCAACTCGTTCAGATTTAGCTCAATATGCAGCTCAAGAATGGGGGGTAAAAATAAGACAAGTTGATGAATACGTTTCTGAAGCTCGCCTATTTTTGCAAGAGGATTACAACCTTGACAGACAAGCTTTTGCGGCTGTGTTGTTATCGCAGTTAAATATCATTCATAAAAAGTCTATGGAACAAAATAATTTATCAGTTGCTTTAGGTGCAATTAATACGGCTGCAAAGATCGCTAAAATATATGATTAATGGTTTCTTAACAGCAGTTGCAGACGGTAAAGTCTTACAAAAGATAGGACACGGAGATGGAGTATTTGATTCGGAAAAACTTATATCTAAAATGCAAACTAATTTACATCCAGGTCAATTAGATTTTGTTACTGATTATGAAACAGAAATTTTAGGAATGTCAGCAGGGTATGGGGCAGGGAAAACAAGAGCCTTATGTTGTAAAGCTATTCACCTTTCTTTAGTTAATCAAGGTTTTACAGGTTGTGTTATGGAACCAACTGGCCCATTGATTAGAGATATTTGGATGAATGATTTTGAAAACTATTTGGAGGAATACGACATTCCTTACACCTTCAGGGCATCTCCTTTACCTGAATATCTTTTGCATTTACCAAAAGGAGACACAAAAATTTTATGCAGGTCTTTTGAAAATTGGTCAAGGATAATTGGATTGAACTTAGCTTGGGTGCTTGCTGATGAAATAGATACAGTTGCTCCCACGATTGCGTCAAGAGCCTTTCCTAAAATCTTAGGCCGTTTACGTGCTGGAAATGTGCGTCAATTTGGCGTTGCTTCCACTCCTGAAGGATTTCGTTGGATGTGGCAAACTTTCGGAAGTGACGATGCAAAGAAAAGAGAAGACAGACGTTTAATAAAAATGAAAACATCTGACAACCCACATTTGCCAGATGACTTTATTGCAAGATTAGAATCGAATTACGATCCAAGCCTTTTACAAGCGTATCTAAATGGAGAATTTACGAATTTAACAACTGGTCAAGTGTATGACAGGTTTAATAGACAACTACATGTAACAGACAAAAATATTGATTATGAAGATGAACCGTTAAGGATTGGAATCGACTTTAACATTTCTAACATGTCAGCAATTATTGGGGTGCGTGTTGCTGGAAAGCTAATCATAATTGATGAAATCACAGGGGCACATGACACTGATGCTCTTGCTAAAGAAATTATTCGTAGATACCCAAATCAACGGATTTTTGTTTACCCAGATTCTTCAGGGGGGAATCGTTCAACCAATGCAGCACAAACAGACATATCCATACTTGAGAGTTATGGATTCACAAACCAAAGCCCAAAAGCGAACCCACCAGTTAGAGATCGAATCTCGGCTGTCCAAGCTCTTTTGGAGAACGGACAAGGACAAATACGATTGGAGATTGCTTCCTGTTGCAGACGCTTAATAGAATGTTTGGAACTTCAGTCTTATACAGAGAAAGGAGATCCAGATAAAGAATCTGGATACGACCATGCGAATGATGCTCTTGGCTATCTTGTTTGGCGTGAATTTAATCCTTTATATGCAAGAGCAGGAAGAGGAACAGGTATTAGGCTGTATTAAGACTAAACTGTTCACATAGCGTTGAGGTTCCATCGTGTATAGCGGGTACAACTATTACAGTCGTGATAAAGCTAGTACAGAAACTTTTGTAAATGATCCTAATGCGGCTTGGCAAATACAAGAGCCTCATTGGATTCTTATTGAAGATTTAATGGGTGGCTCTTATGAGATGCGTAAAAAACATAGAAGATATTTGCCGCAAGAGCCTAGAGAACTTGACGAAAGCTATGACAACAGATTAGCTCGTTCTGTTTGTCCTCCTTTTTATCAGCGTCTTGAAAGAATGTTGGCAGGAATGTTAACAAGAAAGCCTGTTCGTTTAACTGATGTTGCTGATGTTATTCGGGAGCAATTATTCGATGTTGACTTACAGGGAAATGATCTTAATGTCTGGACTTATGAGACGGCCAGAAAAGTAATTAGATATGGACATTGTGGCGTTTTAGTTGATGCCCCTGCTGCTGGGCAAAATGGTAGACCATATTGGGTGACTTATTCGCCAAGGGAAATTTTAGGATGGAGAACAGAGTTAGATGATGGTGAGCAAAAATTTGTACAACTTAGATTGCTTGAGCATGTATTTGAGCCTGATGGTTTATATGGTGAAAAAGAAGTAGAGCAAGTTCGTGTTTTAACTCCTGGCAAATTTGAAATTCATAGGAAAGATTCTGAAACTGGTGATTACAGAATATTTGATGAAGGTGTAATGAGTTTGCCTGAGATTCCTTTTTCTGTTGCTTATTCAAACAGGATTAATTTGATGGAGTCACGTCCACCAATGGAGGACATAGCGGAATTAAATTTAAAGGCTTACCAAGTTCAATCTGATTTAGATAATCAACTCCATATATCAGCCGTTCCTATGTTGGCTTTTTATGGTTTTCCTCAATCATCAGAAGAAGTTAGTGCTGGACCAGGAGAAGCAATTGCCTTTCCTGCGGAAGGTCGGGCAGAATATATTGAGAGTAAAGGTACAAGTTATAACGCACAATTCCAAAGATTAGAGCAATTGTCTGGTCAAATAAATGAACTCGGATTGGCAGCAGTTCTAGGGCAAAAGCTATCCGCAGAGACAGCAGAAGCAAAAAAGATAGACCGATCACAAGGAGATTCAACAATGAAAGTAGTGGCACAGCAGGTACAAGATATGATTGATAATTCACTTGCTTATCATGCTCAATATTTAGGCAGTAATGAAGCTGGTAGTAGTTTTGTTAATAGAGATTTCTTAGCATCAAGACTTGATCCTCAAGAGATTCAAAGTTTGCTTTCTCTTTATACTGCTGGAACTATTACACAGAAAACTTTATTAGATCAATTAACTGAGGGTGAGGTATTAGGAGATGAGTTTGACGTTGAAGAAGAATTAGAAGCTACCGAAATGGGTGGTTTAATTGACATGCAGCAACCACAAGAGGAAGTTAAAGAAGAGATTCCTACAGAATCAGCAGAGCCAGAAGATGAAGCTGCTTAATAAATGCCAACACTTGCTGTCCCACAAATAACGGATGAAGGCACACCAGCCGTTTTGTTTAGAAATGCTATTGACCTGAATAGGTATAGCAATAGTGTTTCTAGACGGATAATTAATGAATACAACAACATTATCGTTGAAGCTGCTAATCAATTAAAAATATTAGAAGGATCCGATAGTTATAAAGCTCAAAGACTTAGATCTATTATTGCTCAAGTAAAAGAAAGCTTGGCAACTTGGGCTGGTGATGCGACAGAAATAACTGCAAGCAATTTGCAAGGTTTAGCGATATTGCAAACAGAATTTATAGAAGAACAATTAAAGAAGTCTTTACCAAAAGCAGCTAGAAGTATTGTCAGAACAGTTGAAGTAAGTCCACAGTTTGCACAGTCTGTTGTAACGACTGATCCAACTCAATTAAATTTAATAACGCTTCAGCAAGATCTTTTCAAGTCAGTTACAGGTGCTCCAGAAACTTATAGTTTAACTGCTGGTCAAGGTGCAATTATT